TTAGTGGTTGTGCGTATCTTTCCCATTGTTGCGTGTGTGTTGTTTGTTGAGTTGTTTTTGTTTGCGCTCTAGCATGTGGACGATTTTGTCCCATGTGAGCTTGGGGGTGTTGTGTAACCATTTGTAAAAATCCTCTCCATTGACAGAGATATACTGCTCGCCTAATTGAGCCACCTTAATGGCGACCATATCTGGCCAGCGCGGATCACAGAGTTCCCAATGATCGCCGGCTCTTGGGAAGCGGTTTAATTCCAGGCTGATCATCAGGCAGAGGGTTTCAGGGTCGTATTTCATGGGTTAGTCGTTCAAACAGAATAAGGAATGCAGTTGCCGCCACAGCCGGTACTTGTCCGTTGCCAATGGCTTTAAGGCGGTCCACTCTAGCGGCCACCCCATGAGCCACTCGACCCACGTCGGGTTCAGCTGACCACCACTCCCCGCAGTCATTTGCCTGCGTTCCTCGCTGCTGATGATGCCTTGAGTTTCCAGGGATTTCAGTTGCTGAAAACTCCCTGTCCCCCCGCACATGCCTTTTGTTCTTGGGGTAGGAAATCTGCTGGCTATAGTTCCCAAATTCGGGGACTTCCGATTGCCCTGGCTGGAACCGCTGTCCTTCCAATCCCGTGAGGTTGGAGTCGGGAACATCTCTACGAACTCGTATGGATTGGGCAGCTTGTTGCCCTCCCGAAACTTCTTGCTCCGATTCTTCCCGGAAGCGGTTGGAGTTCCGATCCATACACCTCTTTTCAAAGAGGCTTTCCGGGCATTCGACCCTCTGTCGAGATCTTTCGTTGTCGCGGGCGGCCACATCATCCCCGGCATCCAGCCTGTTGTCGCTACATCCAGCAGGCTCTTGGGGCCCCGTGAATGGCTCCCCTTGTTGGGGGCGTTGCAAGCCGTTGGGGTGGGGATCATGTGCAAGTATCCAGATGCGTTTTCGGATGTGCGGGGCCCCCACGTCGTCCGCTCCCAGCACCATCCATTCCGCATCATACCCGATCGCGGCCAAGTCCCCAAGAACACATCCAAGCCCGCGAGAAGTGAGCATTGGGGAGTTCTCCACAAAGACGTATTGAGGTCGTACCTGGCCAACAATACGGTGCATTTCCCGCCAGAGGCCGGAGCGGGCGCCGTCAATGCCGGCGCCTTTTCCTGCGGCTGAAATGTCCTGGCACGGGAAGCCTCCAGATACCACGTCAACAAGGCCGCGCCACGGTCGTCCGTCAAAGGTGCGTACGTCATCCCAAACCGGGAAAGGCGGGAGTAAGCCGTCATTTTGTCGGGCGAGCAGTACGCTTGAGGGATAGGGTTCGAGCTCGACGGCGCAGACGGTGCGGAATCCGAGCAGCTCGCTTCCAAGTATTCCTCCACCAGCGCCCGCGAAAAGATGTAGCTCATTCACTCTCCCTCCTTTCTCGGCTCCCAGTAAACAGGCCATCCTTCATGGACGCAGGCTGCGCAGAACTTGTACTGCGTTAGCTCATGTTTACAGTTCGAGCATCTCCGTCGCATAGGATGCACCCACGCCCTGCACGCGGCCCGCTTCTGCCAAGCGTTAAGTATAAGCTCATGTTGATGCGTCTCGTTTCTAGCTCGCCTCAAAAGTTTTTGGCGAGTTTTTCCCGGCAACGCTTTGATGGTTGATCTAATACCCTTGTTGGTTAAAACAACCTGTTCCCAGGCTCCACCATACTCAAAAAAAGCTTTCTGTTCAGGCGTCATTTTCATTTTCTTTTTCCTCATATTTTAAGTAGACTTCAATCGCTTTAAGAAATCCTTTGTATTGGCCCGCTAAATAGAGGTAATACCCAAATGAGAAAATGGATACTAAAACAACTATAAGTTGCGCAATATCAAATATCATTGCTTCCTCCTTTCTGCTCAATCTCCCACGGCCATTGCTCCACCTCATCACAGTAAATGATGAAAGAGTCTCCTGCGTAGTCGCGAACGGTTATTTTGCATAAATCAAGGTCTTTAGAGACAATCGTAACGGGATAAATACTGCCACTATACACGAGCTTGTCCCCCGGCCAGACCCTCATGATGGGAGGAAACAAAGAAACAAGCCTATCCATATCTTCAATGCACGCTTTCTTGGTTTTCCAAAAATGGGAACTCTGGAAGAAGCAGTTGTAGCAACCAGCAACCCAATCGGTTGTTATCCCATGGACATCATATCCTCGTATGGCTTTCAAAGGTGTGCCGCAAAGAGGGCATTTAGGCGTTTTCATCGTCCCTCCTTTCAAACACGATTTCCACCTTGCCGGCGCGGGCCAGATCATAAACCCGGTCAATTCCCAGGCAACGCAGGGGGCCGTCGTCAATCTTCATGGCCTTGCACGCCCCGTCCTTATAATATTTACAGCGTGACAGGACATTATCATCATCGGGCGGGTCTCCCTTGAAATACCAGATTACCCGGTAGTGAGTGGGTACAAACTTCTGTCCTTTCAGGGCTTCCCAAGTGATTGCCCACGCCATCGTCCGGGCACGTTGTTTGGCAGACACCTTTTTCTTGTTTGCCACAACGGCCCCCCTCTGCGTGAGAGGGGCCTTGGCATTGGGAGACAAACACCGCGGCGTGTGGGGCAAGGTAATGGCCAGCGTGGTCATCATACTGCACCTCCTTCCACTTCCTTCACGGATCCGTCAGAAACCTTCACTTCCGCGCATCCCGCCAGCGTCTTACGCAGCCAATCCTTGGACTCGGCCACCTTGGCGCCGGCATCCGCAGCCTTACGCACGGAATGCACCAGCTTATCCAGATCGGTAATCCCTACCTTGCAGCAGGCCGTAAACGCCTGCGCCGTGATGTCGTCGGGGAACAAACCGTTAAGAATTTGAAAAGCCGCCGCGGCATCCGTCACCGTAAACGCCTTCTTGCCGGGAGCCAGAACCAGACCGGGAATCTCCACCTCGGCCCGCAGATCTGCCTTCACCTTGGACTCCACGGAAGCCGCCCACTTCTTCGCCAGTTTGGCAAGATCGTAGGCTTCCCTCCGTTTTTCGGGAGACCATTCTTCCCAGGCCGCCGTCAAATCCCCGGACGTCACCTGCACCAAAGCCAGCTTCACCGCCGGGCAGGAAGACTGGGCCCGGCAATACCGGCAAGCCTTCTCGCTGGGCTTCAACGGGGCGTGCTCATCCTGCGCCTGCTCAATGCAGGCCCGGAAAAACGCCCGCGCCTGCTCCACGCTCTCGCGGGTGTACCGGCAAACGGCAGGCTCCTTCCGGCTCGCGTAAGGCTGCAAAATGCACACAAACACCTCGTCCGCAGCTCCCTCCTTAAACATATCCATCACCAGCACGGCCAGGGCGCTCAACTGCAAATTACACTCCGCTGGAGAAACAGGAATGCGTCCAAATTTGTAATCCACCACAAAAGCCTTGCGGACCCCAACAGCCACCATATCCGGCTTCCCGGAAAACAGACGGTCCCGTTCAAATAGACGCACTTCCCGCACCTTCGGAACATCGGTCCAGTTTTCTTTCATCCCCAAGTGCTTTTCATACAGGGCCTTTTCCATCTCGCGGCACCAGGCAACGGCCTCGGCGTCCTCCGGGTCTTCCGGCGTTGTCCCCTGTTCCATGCAGGCATGCAGCATGGTTCCCATGGCGGCGTCCTCGCTCTCTTCGTCGTGAGGGCATTTCCTTTCTGCATTCCAGCTTCCGGGGCAGAGGAAAAGCCGCTGCATCCCGCTCGCGCTGGGCAGCCCCTGACGTTCGTCCTCGATGATCTCTGTATCAAACATAGTCAATCAGTAGTCAGGGGTTAATGCTCAAAAGAACCAAAGAAAGGCACATCCTCCGGCACATCCAGGCCGGGAATACCGTCTTTGAAATTGTTAGATGCGGGATCCGGGGAAGGGGCAGGAGCTTCCGGTACTGATGGAATGTTAGGATCCTTCACCTCACTTTGTTCTTCCGTCGGAAAAACATCATTCATGCGTATCATCCCGTCGGCAATGGACGTATAAACCCTTCCAAGACGATACACTTCGGCCATCGTCATATCGTTGGGTTCCAAGGAATGCCCCAACTTCTTCTCAAGCTGGGCGCGCGATACACCCAATTCGAGGAACTTGGCTTCCATGGACTGGATTCTTTCAGGCAGCTTTTCTGCATTTTCATCCTTCTTCAAGGTTGCGGAAACTATTTCCAAGGCTTCTTCGGTAAGCCAGCCGGGCACAACCTGTAAAATACAGGCACGGATGCGGCGGCTCGCCATATTGGCGCACAGTTCGTAAATATCCCGCTCGTTGTCGAGGGCGACGCGCAGCATTTTTCCGGTCTTTTTCCCTCTGGAATCGGTCTCATTCTTGTCGCGGGTATGAGGCACGGAAAAAGAAATTTCTCTCCTTACGTTAGTCTCTTTATCAAAACAATAAGCGACACATTCCGATACATTGCAGCCGTTTCCGTCCGCGCCTTTGGGATCCCAGTGCCGGGCAACTTCCTTCCACCCGGCTTCTGCATTTCCCCAGGCGGAAATAAGGGCCTCCGCCAGTCGGATGCTCGGCCCATCCACAGAAGTTCCCCCTCTCGGAAAAACATAAGTGGCAGATCTGGCTAAAGACAACTGGGAACAAGACTGCTTCATGCGGTCTTTAACATCATCCACATCACGCGGAAATTGCTTGGCAATCCAGATAGATGCCAGCACCTCGGTTACGGCTGCATTGCCAGTGATAGCAGCCAAGGCTCCACCTCCGGCGGAAGCCTGTATGGCAAACGGATTGCCCTGTGCTTGTGGTTGAAGAGGATTTGTAGTATTCATAGCCTTGTTACTTTGTTTGTTGGTCATTTCAATTTACGGGTAACATGGCCGGAAGTCCGTTGCCGCGGACTTCCGGCAACATTCAATTACATTCGGTACAAAATACCGATCGCGTCCGGACAATTGATGGCGATCGCTTCCATTTGTTTTCGTGAAAACCGAAGCTCATTTGTTCCATCGAAATAAGAGAGGATATTCCGTGTGCGTTCACTGAATATCCTGATAGCATGTGATTGTGGGGTTGCAACAACCTCACAATCACATGCTCTGAGATAATTACCCCTCCACCCCGTTGATGATGCAGCATGGCAATCGCCATCACTATTTATGTCAACAATCTTGTATTCTTCCCCTATTGTGTAATTATGATCGTTTGAATTATTTGTAACTTTCACGATCGCCCCAATCTTCATGCCTTCTGCAATCGGTCTGGGAGAAGGTTCAATATGCTGTGAATTGAACGAACAGCCTCTCAGTATGTATGCAAGAGCTGATTCACTATTTATTGATAGAGAGCTGTAGCCATCCATCTCGGATAGTACCTTGAACTCATTTGCGGGGAGGCAGGATTTCAGCAAATCCAATCCAATTTCCATGTAAGGTTTCGCATGTCGTGGGTTTATGTAACCTCTTACGGCTTCACCTTGATAACTTAATCGGTAGTCTCCATCCGAATCAATACCTCTGACCGTAAACACTGTCCCTGCGGGATGGCCTTCAAATGATTGGTTAAGTACTACTTTTGATCCGACTTGTATTGTCATAATTATTAGTTCTATTGGTTAATAAATGAGAGCGTTTCAGTCTTCGCATTCTTCACATTCGCAGCCCGCGATTCCGAGCATGGCTGCAATGGGGTTCATCCCCCTTCTCATTTTCTCTTTGTTCTGCTGTTCAAGGAACAAACGAACTCCTTCTCCCATGGTTTTTACATTGCAATCAAAACACTCGTTTGCTTTGAGGAGAAAACCGCAGGCTCCAGTCCACCCGTAAACCTTGGTATTCATCCCATTCGATGCAAACACCTCATTCGCGGCCCTGAATATTCGCCTAGTTGTATTGTCTCCTTCGATGAAGGCGGCTACTACAACGCGCCCATTGTAACGGCCAACAGATCCACGATATGATCAATCGCTTTCTGAAGTTCCTCTTCTGTGACGAGTGCTTGTTCAGCAGCAGGGTTATTGCAGGCTTCGTCCGGCGTACAGGTCTGCGCATTCTTTTCTTCGGTATTGTCCATTGTATTGGTATTCTATTGGTTATTGCGTTTCCTCATACCGTGAGGGCGGGACGGTTTTTCCAAGCCGTCAAAAGCTTTCATGGGAGTGGGAGACTCCGGGCAAAACCCGGAATGCGGGCTCTTGCCGGCCTGCAGCTCGGCGTTATCCAGCTCCACCGCCAGCCAGAACAGGCACGCAGCGGAAAGACCAAAGGAGCAGGCCCCCAAGAACTTGAAAAAGGTATTCATGCCGCAGCCCCCTTTCTTCTTCTGCGCGGGGGAAGAATATTCATATCCACTCCATTCACTTGAGGCTTCTGTGCATGATCCTGCTGGTGGATATAGCGCCATACAGACAGGGCAGGGAACTCATAGGGGCATCCGGCGCTTCCTGTTCCGGGCAACGCCTGAATGCTGCCATCCTGGACAAGGGCAAGAATGCGCTCTCTTCCCCAGCCCGTCATGAACCTTACGTCATCCAAAGTGACAACTACCTTGCCGCGGAAGGCGGCAATCGCCTGCGCCTCGTCGGAATCAGGCAATAATCCCACGCTCGCCGCCTCCGGGGAGGAAGGAACAGGAGAAGAAGCAGCCTCCTTAAGCACCCTGGCTATGGTTTCCAGGGCCTCCGCCAGACTCTTCAACGTTTTTTCATTCGTGCTCATGTTCGGTTAATTAAAATGGCCGCCCGGACGGGCGATTAGTTAAAGCTCGTGCCAGCCGAGCAGCTTCAATTCTTCGATAAGGGCTTCTTCCATAATTCAGTCGTCGTAGTGGCCGTCGGGGTTATCGCACTGCTCGGCGTGATCCACCTCCCACTGGTCAATCGCTAATTCCAGCTCGTCCTTGAGGCCCTCCGCTTCCCGGATGGCGACGTATTCGCCATTCACCCGGATGCACCGGTCTTCGTCGTCGTATTCGATAATCATGCCCGCTCCTTTCTCATCTGTTCCAGGGTTCTGTTCACCTGGCGTATGATGTGTTTCTCTCCCAGGCTGATACCAAGCATCAGCGCGGACAGGTAGCCTGCCAGGTTAAGCAGCGTCACAACTATAAATTCAGTCCAGTTCATCATTGGTTATTTGTTGGAAATTGGTGCTACCTGCTTTCGCTTTGAGGGATAGAGTGCTATGAATATGGATTTCGTATTCCCCTGGCAGCATTTATGATTGTGAAATAGTCTTATTTTATTATTATTAGTCCGCTATGAATATGGAAGAATATCAATTTCAGCAATTTGTCAAAGAGGCCCTTATAGATATAAATGGAAAAATCATTCAACTGAAAAAAGATGTTGATGTATTAAAGAAAAACACAGCAAGCAAATCTCAGGCCGAAACTATTGATCGCAAGTTGTCTGCGATTTTATCGCAGCTGAAAATTCCTTTCTTTGGACGATAAGGCATTTGCCTTCTTCACTTCCAACTACAAGAAACTCCGTTCCATGTAGAGGTTGCGGAGAGATGGAATATTGTATTTTTACCAGACCATCACCATTAACATAATAGCGGTAATTATTATTCACTAGCTCCTTCGCTTCCTCCACGGTAAGCAGCTTCGCGTTCTTCGGTAATTCAGTATTCGTATTCATTTTTGGTTCTTGTTTTCTTTTCTCCCTTCATGGAGCCCCATCCAAAAGCAGGCGAGAGCTGTGGGAAATTGTTTCCAGATGCCTTCGACAATGTTGGACCAGTCTATTTCCATTATGCCTCCGGCTTCTTGGGTTCGGGGTTGCTGGACTTCCTTTCTTCATCCTCCATCATGGACAGGATGGTTCCGGCTGCCTTGAGTGCGGCTTCTGCGCTGCTCTTCATGAGTTTTTTCATCTCATCAGTCTGGTTGGACAGACGGCTCAAGCTGCAAAGAAATGCCGCATGATCTGCCAGGTATTGAATGTGTTCGTTCATATTCATGCCGCGGGCTTCTTGGGGTTCTTCGGGCGGGGAAGATCGCGGGCTGTGGTTATTACAAACCCAAGCCTTTGTGCTTCTCGGATAAGAAGAGACTTCATCACTTCTTTGGGCCGGATGCCTTGCTCGGCATAGGCCAACAGGCAATTCTTGATGCCGTCCTCCATTTCGCTGAATTTGATGATTGAGTACATGGCGTGTTACGTTTGATGAATGTAATTCACACCATCGGCTGACATTTTGCAAGATTTATTTTCATCTTTTGTTGACAATTATTTTTCATCAATTGTTGACATATCACACAAATGATGTATTATCAACGTATGACGCCCACCAAGGAAGACATAAAAAAATGGCTCAAGGACTCCGGAAAATCCCGCGAATGGCTCGCGGAACAATGTGGAGTTGGTAAAAGGGTACTTGATAATTGGTTAAGTGCAGCGCGTCCAGTCCCCTCAAAAGCCCTGCTCATCATCCAGCGTCTCATGACGGAGACGATTTCCCCCATTCCACCCCAAGTGGAAATTGATTTCACGGACGAGGAATGGGAGGTAATAAGTGCAGCCATGACCGCCACCCAGCAAACATTTATGGAGTTTATCAACAGTGCCTTCCGTAACGCGCTCAAAGATTTTGCGGATATAGCCCTTAAAAACGCCGCTAAAGAAAAAGAGGAAGCCCGCAAGAAGTTTACCCCGGTAGAAACATTCACAGCCCCTCCCTTGGAGGCTCAGGGACGAATCATCGGCAACATTGCCGCCGGCAACCTGGCGGATGGAGACACCATTCCGCAGGACATCCGACTATACCGTGAACTGGAAAAAGGGGAATACCTGCTGCGCGTGAACGGTCACTCTATGGAACCTTCCATTCCGGACAGCTCCGTGGTCATCATGAAAAAATACACCATCCCCCCCATCCCCAAACCTGGAACCATTGTTCAATACCATGATGAACGCGGCGTGACGCTCAAAAAACTGGTTCGCAGGAAAAACCCGGAAACCGGCAAGATGGAATACACCCTCCATCCCATTAACCCCGACTTCGGAGACATCGAACCCATGGACGGCGGCAAAATCTCCGGCATCTATGTGGAAACCCTGAACAGGTGGGAGAAAGCTTGACAAACGCCGGCTTGACAAATCCGGAGGAAAGGGCATAGTAAAGACGCAACAGGTCAATGTAGTCTCAATCATTGATTCCTTTCCAAAACATTGGCCCCGGCTGTTCCAGCAGCCGGGGCCTTTTGTTAGCTGAACAGAACTATCAGAAGCTCAATCAGCCGTTGCAACAGGTCAATATATTTGATCAAGTCATTGTTAATTCCTTTCTACTGACGTCAGGGCTCATTCCCTGCCGCTCCGGATCAACCGGCGGGCACATCATACATGTCCAGGTTTTATAATCAAGCTTGCCATCCGGAGCACATCCTGTACATTTTTTCTGTCCGGGCAGAGTCGTTTCGTCTCGTTTGTCGCCATACTATGGCGGCAGCCTGGTCTTCCAGAAAAGCGCTCCTGTTCAGCCCTTGGTCTCCGGGTCAGGGGCTTTTTTGTTGTTCTTTCTTCATGAAAAGATATAATTTTCTGGTATGATTCTGGGAAAACTATTCATCTATGCCGTCTCTGCTGTGTGTCTCTCTGTGGCTTCCATGGGAGCTTGCCCGGTGGAAAACATTCAAACCTCTGTAAAAGTAGAAGCCGCGCAAAAGAAATACTGGATCAGCTCAACCGGAAAGACACATAACTCTTCTTGCCGATACTACAACAACTGCAAAGGGTATTGGAGTAATACGCCCAGCGGCGTGAACTGCAAGATTTGTGGGGGAGCAAACAAATAGTTAGAAAAAGTATGAAAAATGTGGTGCTATTTATTTGCATATTGAGCATTGTTTCTTGTGTATCTCCTCAACAAAGACAAGCTGAATTAAATATTCAGCTGGAAGAAGCGGTTAGATCTTCCGATGTTGGGAAAGCAAAAGATTTGATTGAAAAAGGAGCAGCTATAAATAGTGTTCGCCAACATAGATACGATTTTAACCCATTATTAGAAGCAGCAAATAATGGTGATGTTGCTATGGTGAAATTATTATTAGATAAGGGTGCTAATATTGAGACAAGATACAACACAGGAGAAACAGCATTATATTTTTCAATATCATCAAATAAAAAAAATGAACAACATTTTATAGAGACAACAAAGTTATTAATATCAAGAGGGGCTGATGTAAATGCTTTATGTGGAGATTCTACTCCTCTTATAGCTGCTTCTGGAGGCAATCATTTGGAGGTTGCTAAGATTCTTTTAGAAAATGGGGCGAATATACATCAAGGAACAAAGAGCGTATACCCTCCAATATGGCAAGCAGTGTTATCTAATAACTCAGAAATGCTTCAATTGCTGATTAACTATGGAGCAGATGTTAATACTAAGAATATTAAAGGATGGACACCTTTATTTTATTTAAGAGTGCATGGACATAGGCAATCTGATATTGTGAATTTACTGATTAAAAACGGAGCCCATTTATAGCCATCGATACGCCTAGCGGTGTAAATTACAAAATTTGTGGTGGAGAAAATAAATGGAATTTACTATTTTAAGAGAAGATATAAGCTTATATATGAGTATAATAGCAACAATTGTTAGCATATTTACAGCATATCGTCAGTATTCTCGTGATAAATTAAGGGTTGAAGCCAATTTTAAATTGGCGATAGTATGCTTGAGACAACACGCAGAGCATTATATAAGTATAGAAATTATTAATAAAGGAAGAGATGCTGTTTATGTTCAAAATATATATTTCCCATTGAATAATAAACAAAATTACTTTTCTTCGGAAGCTATAATTTCTAATGGTGGGGAGTTTCCTATTAAATTAGAACCATTTTCTAACGTTTCCGTATATTATCCACAAGAGGATTATGAGAAAATGAAAAAATTGGGAGCAAAATTTGCAGAAGTGAAATTGGGAACAGGGAAAAGTATAAAAACAAATTCTTTTCCAACTGATTAATTACTAATATTATTATAGCAATAAATAAAATGCATGATATCTTTTCCCAATACTCTTTCCATATGAATTATTTGGGGAATATCACTCCCACGATTATTTTCAACAGGCAAGTTTTTGTATCTACTTCCCAACCCACTTATCCCAATCCGCACCGTTCTCCTGAACGCTACGGACTGTTTTAAGGGCAAACTCCGTCACATTCAGCAACGCTGCCATCGTCAGGGCAGCCCCTACCGCAGCGGCTCTCCCCTTGGTCGTCCGCGGAGAAAACGCTACCGTCCCCGCCGCCGCAGTACGTAAAAGCTCGTGGAAAGAAAGGGCATCATCCTCCCAGGGCCGTTCCTTGCCGTCAAACACCTTCCAGGCGTTGGAAAACGCCTTCCCGATATCCGCCGCATTGGAAAAAGGCACCAGCAAATTATTCCCCGGCATAAAAGCGTGATACCCGCACAGCTTCGCAAGCTGCCTCACGCCCTCGCCAGCCAGCCCGCTCACGACAGGGATCCCCATCACGGGCCCCATCGCCACATCAAACAGGGCGTGCCACCACTCCCGCTTCCGGCGGCGCTTCTCGTCATCGGTCATGAAATTAAGCAGCCCATTCAGAAGGGCCAGCACCACCCCGTGAGAAACCCACATCAACCCGGCCTTCCCCCATTGCCCGCTGCGGGCCAGGGAAAACACATTGCCCATCGTATTGATCGACTCGCCGCCCAAGAACAACATCCCCGCCTGCATCCAGGTCCGGTGCTGCGCGGTCAGGGACTTCTGCAGCTGCGTCATCGGCTGACCCTTGCGGGACAGGGAGCGCCGCACCTCCGCCATGGCGGCCGCGTCAAGCTCGGCCTCCGCAGCGTCCGGCGTCTCACGCTTCATCTTCCGGTAAACCGCATCGTACAAAATAGCCGCGGAAATCGCATTCCCCTTCATATCCACCCGTTCCAGCAAATCCATCCCCTCCCGGTTCCAGCGTTCCAGGCGGGACACCCGGCGCCCGGCCTCATCGGCCCCCATGGCAGCCAGAGTGGCGCTGAACCGCGTCTTGTCGCGGCTGTCCAGCTCCGGCAGGGCCTCTATCTCGCGTACAGGCTTCACCAGCTTCCCGGCGTGATACCGGCGGACGGACCCCAGCCACTCGGCAAGGCCAATCTCGTCGGAAGCATACATCGCGTTAATCACCGTCGTCGCCTGCTTGGTCAGCGTCCCCACGCGCCCGGCCAG